GACTCCCTCGGCTCCGTCTCTCTGACCGGCTACGAAATCGTGAAGCTCGTCAAAGCCTCCCGCGCTTGCTCCGAGATGGCGCTTTCCGCGTTCGAGAGCTATATCGTCGAGGTTATCGCCGAGGCCGTCGCCCGCCGCATTGAAAAGTACCTTTTCACCGGCACGGGTACAAATCAGCCCGGCGGCGTTAAGACTGCCGGTAAGGGCGCGAGCGGCGCGTACACCGACGGCACCGACCAGATTACCGTAGGTAAGACGGCCTCTCTCACCGAGGAGAACGTTATCGCGCTCTACGGCTTGCTCGGCGACGGTTACGAGCGTAACGCCGTTTGGTGCATGAACAAGGCGACGTTCTTCTCCGACTTCTTCCCGCTGATGAACAAGAGCAAGAACAACGTTATCGAGTTCGCAAACGGCAAGTATTACATCATGGGCGCGGAGGTCTACTTTACCGGCTCTCTCGCCGCACATGAGGCGTATCTCGGCGACTTCTCCTATATCATCGGCAACTATTCGCAGGATATTACCGTCGTCCGCTCCGAGCACTCCGGCCTTGCTACGAACAGCATCGACTATCTCGGCGCTTGCGTGTTCGACTCCAAGCCGGTCGCGGGCTTCGGTGCTTTCGTGCATCTGGCAAAGGGTACGACCTAATAGGAGGGCTCGCGTATGGCAGTCGGTGACGAATATCTCGCCTCCGTCCGTCATAGCATGAGGATTTCCTCCAACGCCTACGACAGCGAAATAACCGACCTCATTAACGCCGCCCGAGCCGACCTTGTGCTCGGCGGCGTTCTTGAGGACAAGGCGCAGGACGAAACCGACCCGCTTATCTTGCGGGCGGTGACGACCTATGTAAAGGCCGAGTTCGGGCTCGACAACGACGACGCGGACAAATACCGCGCCTCGTACAAAGAGCAGAGGAACGGGCTCTCGCTTTCGGACTCCTATATCGCGGCGGAGGAGGGATAGCTCATGTACTGGCGCGACGTTGTGACGCTCAAGGCCGTTACGGAGGGCAGAGACAAAGACGGCTTTCCGAAAGAGACGGTCGAGGAGACGACCGTTTTCGCGGACGTGGCCTCGACCAAGCGGAGCGAGTTCTACGCCGCAAAGCAAGCGGGTATCACACTCGCGCTCACGGTGAAGCTCCGCGCCGCCGATTATAGCGGACAAGAGCGGCTCTCCTATGAGGGCAAAGAGTACAAGGTCGAGCGGGCATATACCGAGGCGCGGGAGTTCTACGAGCTGAATTGCTCGGAGTTTAGGGAGGCGAGCGCATGAATGTAAACGAGATTTTGACGGCGGCGCTTGATAGCCTCCTCCCTACCGCTGACCCGGTGTATAAGGGCGACGCTACGGAGTACATCGTTTTCAACTATACCGCGCTCCCGGCGGACTTCTGCGACGACGACGCGGCACATTACCGCTATCTCGTGCAAGTCCACCTATACGCGCCGAACGAGAAAAACACGCTCGCCTATCGGAAAGAAATCACGCGGCGGCTCGTGGCGGCGGGCTTTACCCGCCCGACGGTGACTCCGGCCTCGGATGCACACGGACAACACTACGTTTTCGAGTGCGAAATTGCGGGAGGCGTTGACGATGGCTAATCTATCCACGAGCGGGCTCGAGGAGCTCATCGGCGACTTTGAGGCTATCGCCGAGCTCCCGGACGATACTATCCTCGAAATGCTCACGGCGGAGGCGGAAGTTATCGCCGCCGCGCAGGAGTCCGAGGCTCGCGCAATGCTCGCGGGCGATTACAGTACCGGCGAGACGGCGCAGAGTATCGCCTACGACAAGAAGCTCCGAAACACCAAGGACGGGAAAGCAATCTACGTTTACCCGAAAGGCACACGAAAGCACGGCAACAAGCGCCGCGCCGGAGAGGTCGCGTTTATTAACGAGTTCGGGAAAGCGGGACAGCCCGCCCGACCATTCATCCAGACAGCAAACGAGAAAGCCGCAGACGCGGCAGTCGAGGCGGCGGCTCGCGTCTATGACGGCTTTCTCAAATCCAAAAATCTTTAGGAGGTTTTTACTATGGCACAGTTTGGCGCAAAGCGTCCTATCTTCGCTCCGACGGCGACCACGCCGGAGGACGCACTCCCGACCTACAACTACGAGAAAGTCGTCACCATCGGCAAGCTCGTAAAGGCAGACCTCACGGTAACGAACGCCTCCGGCGAGCTTTACGCCGACGACGCACTCGCGGAAAAGGTCGATATGTTCGCCTCCGGCTCTCTGGCGCTGGAAACGGACGACAAGACCGACACAGTTCATGCCGAAATCCACGGCGCGACGAAAGACCAAGAGTCGAGCGAGGTCACGGACTCCGACACGGATAACGCGCCGCGCGGTGGCCTTTGCTATTACAAGGTCATTATTCGCGGCGGGGTGCGCTACTTCAAGGGCGTGTACTTGCCTCTCGTCAAGGCCATTCTCGGCAACGACAGCGCGGCGACGAAAGGCTCCTCTATCACGTTCGGCACGAGCTCCACGACCTTTACCGTTTTCCGTTGCAACTCCGGCGCGTGGCGCGTACAGAAAGAGTTTACGTCGGAAAGCGAGTGTATCGCATGGTGCGACAAAAAGCTCGGAAAGGCGGGCTCTTAATATCTCACGAAACGGGAGGCGAGCGGAAAACTCGCCTCCCGCTTTGGTGCATTGGAGGGTAACGGCATGAAAACGGCAAAAGTAACGGTCGCGGGCTCGGAATATTACCTCGCTTTCGACGGCGAGGCTATGTTTACGCTCCGCGACGAGTTCGGCGGAACACAGCTCGCGCTTGAGGCAATGGAGCAGGATACCCGCGAGAGCTTCGCGGCGACGTGCGCTATCGCGGCAATGCTGGCGGAACGCGGCGAGCTCCTCCGGCGGCGGCTCGGATACGCCCCGGGCGCTATCCCGGAAAAGGACGATTTTCTCCTCATGGTGAGGCCGTTTGAAATCGTGACGCTCAAGCGGGCGATTATGACGGCTATCGAGCTGGGCTATGGTCGAGAGGTCACGCGCCCGGGCGACGAGGAAATCGACGAGGGGCTCGCGGAACTTAATCAAAAAAAAACAAGATAAGGCGGGCGGACTATTACCGTATCGCCGTTCTTTGCGGAGTCTCCCCGGCGGAGGCTCTTTTTATGGCTCCCGGTGAGGTATTCGACCTTTGGGAGCTTTATTTGACCGCGCACGGAAAAAACAGAGGCGAGGAGGGCGTGTAAATGGCTACCCGTGACGTAAAGACAAGAGTCGCTATTGATGGCGAAAAAGAATACAAAGAGTCTCTCAAAAATATCAATTCCGCCCTCGGAACGCTCAAATCGGAATTGAAGCTCGTAGAGAGTCAATACGCGGGACAGGCGAACAGCTACGCGGCATTGAGCGCGAAAGGCGACGTTCTCTCCCGTATGTACGACCAGCAGAAAGAAAAGGTCAAGGCGGCGGCGGAACAGCTCGAGAGAGCGAAAAAGGCTCAATCGGACTACGCCGAGAAAGTCTCCTCCGCGCAATCCGAGATTTCGCGTTGCGAGTCCGCACTTGCCGCGCTGGGCGACCAAACGGGCGACACGAGCGAGGAACAGGCAAAGCTAACGGCGGAGCTTGAAAAGGCGAAAAGCGAGCTCTCCGCCGCAGAGAAAGGCTATGAGTCTACCTCTCGCTCCGTCAATTCCTACCAAACACAAGTGAATAATGCCGAGTCGGAGCTAAACAAGCTCGGCTCGGAACTCGATAAAAACGCCTCGTATATGGACGAGGCGGCGAAATCCTCCGACGGGTGCGCGAAATCTATCGACGAATACGGGAAAGAGGTCAAGGAGGCCGGGGAGGACTCCGAGGAGGCCGGAAAGAAGTTTGATAAAGTCAAGACCGCCGCAACCGCTCTCGGAACAGCGGCGGCGGCGGCAACGGCGGCACTCGCGGCGGCGGCGGTCAAGCTCGGGAAAGAGGTCATAACGGCGTATGCGGATTATGAGCAGTTAGTCGGCGGCGTTGAAACGCTTTTCAAGGACAGCGCCGGACAGGTCATGCAGTACGCAAACGACGCATACAAGACCGCCGGGCTCTCCGCAAATGAGTACATGGAAACCGTTACGGGCTTTTCCGCGAGCCTCATTTCCTCCCTCGGCGGCGATACCGAGAAAGCCGCGAAATATGCGGACATGGCAATTACGGATATGTCCGACAATGCTAACAAGATGGGCTCGGACATGGCCTCCATTCAAAACGCATACTCCGGCTTTGCCAAGCAGAACTATACCATGCTCGATAACCTCAAGCTCGGGTACGGCGGCACAAAGGAGGAAATGCAAAGGCTCCTCGAGGATGCGGAAAAGCTCTCCGGCGTAAAGTACGATATTTCGAGCTACTCGGACATTATCGACGCTATTCACGTCATACAAACGGAAATGGACATTACGGGGACGACGGCAAAGGAGGCGGAGGCGACTATCTCCGGCTCCCTCGGGATGCTGAAATCCTCGTTTTCTAACCTTATCGCCGGGCTCGGCGACGCGGACGCGAACATAGACCAGCTTTGCGACAACGTAGTTAATTCGTTCGAGTCCGTCGTAAAGAATATCTCCCCGGTCATTAAAAACCTCGCAAAGACCGTCCCGAACGCTTTAGAGGGCATCCTCGACGCTATCTCTCCGCTCTTGCCGGAACTCCTCGAAATGGGAGTGAGCATATTCGAGGCGCTCTTGAGCGGGATTACCTCCGTTTTGCCGGAGCTTATGACGACGGCGGCCTCGCTCGTGACAACGCTCGTACAGGGCATCATAGAGGCGCTCCCTCTCGTCGTGGAGGCGGCGGCACAGTTCATAACGACGCTCGTACAGGGTATCGCGGAGGCGCTCCCGATACTCATTCCGGCGGCGGTGGAGACGCTCACGACGATTGTAACGACGCTGATAGAGAATATCCCCTTGCTTATCGACGCGGCCTTGCAACTCATTACAGGGCTCGCGGAGGGCATTATCGAGGCTATTCCCGTTCTACTCGAGGCGCTCCCAGAGGTCATAAACAGCCTCGTTACAACGCTCCTCGACGCTATCCCGCAGATTATCGAAACGGGAGTCACACTTTTAACCGCACTTGTGGAAAACCTCCCGGAAATCATTACGACGATATGCGAGGTGTTGCCGCAAATCATCGAGAGCACTATCTCGACGCTCCTCGACCATTTGCCGGAAATCGTAGACGCAGGAGTCCAGCTCTTGACGGCGCTCATTACCAACCTCCCGCAAATCATTTTGACGATAGTACAGGCAATCCCGCAAATCATCACGTCGGTTATAAACGCCCTCGTGAACAATATCCCGAAAATCATCGAGACGGGCGTAAAGCTCCTAACCTCCCTCATTACCAACCTCCCGCAGATTATCGCCGAAATCGTCCGCGCTATGCCGCAGATTATTACCGGCATCGTGAACGCGCTCGGCGAGGGCGTGTCGCAGGTCGCGGAAGTCGGCGCAAACCTTGTCCGGGGCTTGTGGGACGGCATACAATCGCTCGCCGGGTGGCTTTGGGATAAAGTCTCCGGGTGGATTTCCTCTATTTGGGACGGCATTACGGACTTCTTCGGCATTGCCTCCCCATCTAAAAAAATGGCGTGGGCGGGCGAGATGCTCGTCGAGGGACTCGCCGGAGCCGTGGACAAGGACGGCAAAAAGGCGGTACAGGCTATCGGCGGCATGAGCGAGGAGATGCTCGCCGAGGTAGACTCCGGGCTCGCGGCGGTAAACGACAAGCTCAAAAGCTCTATCGGGGAAATCGAAACGGGCTTTTCCGCAAAGGCGACCGTCGAGGCCGTCTCCGCATCCGTTCCGGCGGACTTGACCGGGCGCGGCGGCGGTGCGACGACCTCCGGCGGCGGAGATACAAACGTCGTAAATCATTTTCATATCGCGGAGCTCGTCGTCCGTGAGGAGGCGGACGTAAAGAAGATTTCCCGCGAGCTCTACAATATGCAGAAATCGAAATCGCGGAGCAAGGGGGTATCTATGGCGTGAGCATGGGTTTTATTTTCGACAACAAGCATAGCGGGGATATGGGAGTCGTGTTCAAATCCACAGACCGAACACTCCTCCCCGCGAAACGGGTAACGCAATACACGATACCCGGCAAGAGCGGCACATACGACATAGAGGACGGTTACGAAAACCGCGAAATCGTATGCACGGTCGCTTTCGTCGGCGAGGGCTACCATTACGCGGGCGTGAGAACGCGAGCGCGCGCCGTTGCGGAATGGCTCTCCGGCGAGGGCTTGCTCGTATTTGACGACGAGCCCGAAAAGGCGTACTCCGCAAAGGTCGTCGGCGGTATCTCTATCGAGCAAATCGCCGTTACGGGGACGTGCGAGGTACGTTTCTTGTGTAAGCCGTTCGCCGAGTCCTTGCGCTACAATCAGCAGGACGTGAAATCCGTCTCTCTGCCTCATACGGAGGCGGTAAACGTCCGAGGGACGCAGGAAACGGACGGCTTAATCTATATCACGGCGCGCGGTAATATCCAAACGCTGACGATAACACGGCTCAAGGTAAATTAAAAAATTAGGAGGTTTCTACTATGAGCGCATTATCTAACGTCCACGCATCCACTCTCTTGAATACGTCCTTGCGGAGCGGGACGTACTACCTCGCTCTTTTCCTCACCGACCCGACGGCATCCGGCACGGGTACGGAGGTATCCGGCGGCGGATACGCGAGAAAGATTATCAACTTTAGCGCGCCGTCCCTCGTGTCCGGCAAAGAACAGGTTTCCAACTCCGCGCCCGTTGACTTCGGAACTCTGACGGCAGACCTCGGCACGGTGGCCTATTGGGGCATCTATGACGCGCTGACGGCGGGCAATTTGCTTTGGTACGGCTCCTTTACCCGGAGCAAGAACGTACTCAACGGCGACGCTATCACGGTATCGGCGGGGGCTATCGTTTGCACTTTGGCATAACGAGGAGGCGAGCAAATGTATAACCGCACTCCGTACAATAAGACGACGTACAACCGAACAACGTCCATTGTGTTCGAGTGGCTCGCTACGGCGAACGCGGAGACGGATACCTCGGCGACGCTGAAAATCATTCGATACCTCGACGGCTCGGCGGCGGCGGTCGCTACCGCGTCCGGCGTGTTCGTCCGCGTCCTCCTCCCCTCCGCGCTTGCGGAGGCGGAGGCCGGGAGCGTCGGCGACTATATCCGCACTCTCTTTTTCTCCGCACTTGCGGAGGCCGTAGCAACGGCGAGCGGTACGGGCGTTTCGACCTACGGCTCCGTCACTATGGTAATTGAGGGCGTGAACATGGTCGCCGGAGACGAGCTTATTATCGACACGGAGCACATGACCGTAACGCTCAACGGCGCGAACATCATCGACCGCGTGAGCGACGATAGCGCATTTTTCAAGCTCCAACCGGGCGAGAACGATATTATCGTCGAGGGCGGCACGACCGCAGACGTTAAAATCTTGTGGAAAGATAGGTGGTTATAATGGCAAAGCCGCAGATTTTCAACCGCGATATGAAGCGGCTCGCCTACCTCGACAACGCGCTCGCCGTCGGCTACGGCCTCGAGACTAATTCCCTATGGACGGCGACCTTTACGCTCCCGGCGGACGACCCGAAAAACGCCTATTGTACGCCGCTGAACTTCGTCGAGATTTTCGACGGAGACGAGCGTATCGACCTTTTCCGCATCATCGGGGAGGATATGGAGCGGAGCAACGGAGCGACTCGCTATTATGATTGCGAGCACGTCCTCGCTACGCTCCTCTCCGACGTTCTCTTTCAGTATCATCAATGCGGCGGCTCCGGCGTAAAGAC